GCAATCCACTCAACTGCTTTCTTAGTCTTGGACTAAGCATTGCTTTATCGTGGCCGGATCTCAAGGCTCTTCTCATAGTCTCAAGATCCTCTTTATTAGATAACCCCATACGTAGTAGCCTATGAAGTTTAGGCGGCAATGCAACCGACTCATCTATATCATTATTTATAAAATTTCGAAAGTTATTCATCATTCTTCACTGTTTTTTTTGCGGGCATCTCTGAGTCTAGCCCTATCCATCATTCGGTCATGTTTTCTTGCATCACGATCTTTCTCTTGTTGGATCATACTCTTTATCATTTTTTGTCTACTCATGCCTTTTATACCAGAATCAGGTGCATTCCATTTTGGAATTTTTCCTGGATCGATAGTTTCAGCAACTCGACCAAGTTGATTTCGAGGCTTCAAACCTTTAAACGAAGGACCAAGTGATTTTGCCTTTTTTACTGGTTCTTTCTCTGGCTCTTTAGTTTTCCATTTAGGAATGGCTTTCCATTCAACAGATTCATATGCTACTTTAGTACCATGGTTGCGTTCAAATGCTCCATGGTCTTTTTTATGTGAACCATAAACATCAATATCATAACCAGTTTTCTTCATATGCTTATGTACATCAGAGTTTTGTACTACGTGTTGAACACGTTCTGGTGTAGTTGGTTTTTGATCAAACTTAACAGATGTATGAGTAACTGTTTTATGCAACTTTTTATCAGCTCCATCACCACTTGTGTGGTGCTTGTGGTAAGTCATTTTATAATCAAGACCTTCTTCAACACTTTCATTCTTTGATTGCCGCCAATCTGGCCCTATGCGAGACAGCTGTGCAAAAGTTGGCAATGGATCTTCCCTCTTTGGTTTACGCTTTGGTTTCTCTGAAGCTGCGTCTGTCATAGCTACTACATCTGTATGAGTATCAAAACCTAGCTTCTCTTCAACTTTCTTCTTACCAAAGAATTTATCTTTATCAATTGGTTTACTTTTTATGCCTCTATTCTTCCTATCATTAAATCCTTGGAAAAATGTTTTGCCTTGCGGTTTCTTCGCTAACGATTTCTTTATAAGTTCAGGATCCATATATCCTGGCGGATGACCTAAAGGAAGAGCCTCATTAACTTCACCTGGAGTCATATTCTTAGCATGAGCTGTTGCTTTATCAGTACCCCATTCAAGTACTTTCTTTTTCTTTCCTTTTACACGAGGTGCCGGAGCTGTATCAGATTGAGCATAACCAGCAGATCCAGTAGCCATTGAAAAATTCTCGTTAGCCAATCTCTGTCTCATTGCTGATTTAGAAACTCCATGAACTCTTCTAAAATCTTTTTCACTATATTTTGTAAGATCTCTATGAGCTTTCTTTACTCCGCCCGTAGGTCTTCTTGTACTTCCTGTCGTCTTTGCACTACTAGATCTGCCTACTGTAGCGTCAGTCCCTTTTCTGTGTTGAGATGTCTTTCCACCGTGGCGTCTCTTAAATAGAGTTGTCGATTTTGTAGATACACTTTGTTTACTTCTTAGTGCATCACTCTTCCGGCCAATCTTACGATCGCGTTCTGAAGTTTGATCTGCAGCACGTTTACTAGAGGCTTCAATCATATTATCTTCTGGTTCATAATCAGATTTCATTAACAGTTTTGATTGTCCTCCCGAAGATTTTTTTCCAGACGGGCCTAGGTCTCCGTATTTTGCATGATCAACGGCCACATATCCCTTGGGTTTAGTATGTTGAGATTTAGCATAGGCACCAAGTTTTCTTGGACGAGTCCAGGTACCAACGGTCTGTGGTTCAACACCCTTTGCAGTTCCACTAGGAAGTTTTGTTACACCATGTTTTTTCTCAAAATCTGCTACCTTCTTTGTTTCAGCTTTTTTTGCGCCCTTTGCTTTCATAGCGTCCCAGTATGCTTTTCCACGTGTTTCCGCTTCATCAATTAAATCACTATCCATCTCATATGCTTTACCACCAGCAACGAATGAATTTACTCGATTGAATGCATATTGCGCAGGAGAGTTACTACCACCATCCCAGTCTTCAATTCCTCTAACAAATACTTCTAAGATAGTTTCAAAAGGATACTCACCCTTTGTAGCTTTTAGATATAATGATTGAAGGTCTTGTTCTGTGACAGAAGAAGCATGGACGCCCTTTTCGTTTTTATCTTTATACTTATGTTTAGTTTTTGCTGCAGCAGTTGGACTGTTTTCTCTCTCGAAAGGCTTACCATCTTGTCTAGATGTAGCGTTTGTTCTTTCTTTAAGGTAGTCAGCAAAATCTTGTTCTAATCCATTTCTTTGTAATCTAACTAACTCAGCCTTTCTCGCTCTAGGCAACAATCTACGAGCAATATTTGTAACAATTTTCTGTTGCTTTGATACTTTCTTATCAATATGCATCTTAGCAGCTGCACTGAGCTTAGTATATTGTGTACCCTTCTTGCCTGCAACTCTCTTGCGTACAAACTTAATACCAGCTTTACGTGCGCGCTGTTGTAGATTCTTCTCAGGTACTTTTCTATGTTTGAACAATCGTTTCGCTCTATTAATCTTAGGACGAATTCTTCTCATGATCAGCTTGCGTTTGATTCTCTGTACTACATTTAATGCTTCAATGAGATCTTCAAAGCCTTGATCGAGGTCTTCGTTTGTTGGACGACGGTCTATCGCGGTTTTAAGACCCTGTTGTTTCATTTTACGCCGGCGCTCCGCTTCCTGCTTCTTTCGGAAACTGTCAACTCCTGGTCGACCAGCAATAGGTAATTCTTGTTCTTCGTTCATCTTGCTTGAATCATAATGGATTGTATGAACATGAGTAGTGTCTCCTTTAGATGCAGAATGTGTCAATCTAGTATTCCCCGCAAGCAAATGCATATGACCAGTGTGCTTATCTTTTAATGCGATAGGCTTTGTTTGTGTTTTTCCTAAACTCCCAACTCTCTTCACCTTTTCACCTTCTAAGCCTCTCGTTCCCTTTGGATTACCAGCATCAGTATTTCCTAACTTACGTGCGTGCAACGGAGAAACTCTCGTTGTTGTTCCAGATTTCATTGCTGCATGATAGTTGTCTTTATCTTTAAGATGATTTAATATCTTATGTACATGATCTGGGAAAGTACCATGTGGTGTACCAGCTTGTGTATGAACTTCATCATGCTCATCAGTGTGATGAGGAGTCTTCCAAACAGTTTCTTTAAGAGTTTCAAAATCTTGATCGAGGCTTTCCTTTTGCGTCTTAATATGATTCATTATTTCGTCCTTATGAGGATGAAGGGCCTTAGGAAGACCTTTTTTGAATTCTTTGTGATTGTTGTCATGTGCGTGTTGTCTCATACTGGTTCCAGATACTCCTTCTGAGTGATCATGGGAGTCTGGATCTCTTTTACCTGAAGAGTGAACTGTAATTGATTTGAAGTTATAGTGTCCGTGTGGACCTTTTTTACCATTGTATTGATGCAATAATTTGTGAAACGTAGACTCTTTATCACCAGCAGCTACAACATGCAAGTGTGTATGACCAGCAGCATGGAGCTTCGCAGCGTGATGTAGAATAGTTGGGTGTTGTTCAGATGAACCAGAGACATTCACATCCGGATGCGCGATCTTCTTGATATAACCTAGTTTCTTCTTTTGGGGAATTGGATTTTTTGAGTTACCTTCACTGTGCGAGGCAACTACATGAGCTGTACCACCAACTTTCTTGGCTACGTCATGTGTCTTCTTTATAAATTTTTCATGGCCTGTAGTGGGAGGATTCATCCTTCCAAAAGCCAATACTGCATGTGTCATTCAGGTTTCCCGTAGGCTTACTGCGTTTATATGTCTTATTTATAATCCCATAGACTTCAGCTTAGCTTTAGCATCCTCGAAATTATTTTCTTTACCGTAAACAGAAATTTTAAACATTAATCGTTCATTAACTCTATCGCCTTCAACATAATGGGTCCACTGTGGATTGATTAACGAGCAATTATAGTAATATGCATAATCATCAGGAGATTTATAATAACCAGAGGTTTTTATCTCACCGGCGGCCCGCTTTGGAAGCAAATTCTCACCAGTAAATTTAATAGGCACGGGTAATTGATGGCCATTATACCAAGGACTCAATATGAAGTTTAAGGCGAATTTAGTGCCTTCCTCTCTTATTTCATTATAATCTAAAGGCCATTCTTTTGCAATTAATTCTTCTTCAGATACTATATATAGTTCGCTTTCTTTACTATTATCAACAGGTTTTTTAAAATTATTAGTATCTGTGTGTACAGGATAATCAAAGTCTGGACTATTAAAATTCCACCACACAGCTGTATGCGGAAAACCAAAATAATCTACAATCTCCATAATATAGGGATCTACAAAATCTTTTCTTGATGAAATAGAGGGAAAAGTATATCCTCTTATTGACCATCCTCTAAAACCAGAATCTTTAACGTGCCAAGGCCAATCAGCTTCCGTCGATTTAATATAATCGTCATTATAAAGATCTACTAATTTTTGACGATTTAACCACGGCAAATCGAATGAGTACATTCTCTCATCATCTAATTTTTGTTTTGATTGATAAAGAGTTTTCATTCAAAATTACTTATAACAAAATCCTTCATTTGATGAAAGTTATTTTCAGTGAACATTCTTCTAAGTAACAGTCTTTCAGCGCCATTAGATCTTGGGGCATGATACACTTTACTATTTACCAATGCAATTTTGTAGTTTCTGAATCCTATTGGTGTTTCTTTATCATCCTCATAGAATCCTAGTTCTTGATCACCTCTTACATTGAATCCAACCCAACAATTCGAAGACCAAGGTGGATCTTTATGTATAGGCATATCAATTGCCCCTTCAACGTGGAACCATGACCAATGGGATTTTCCATCAGGTTCTATATCTGGAACAATTATTTTTTCTATGGTTTCATCTACGATAGTTTTCTCAGGAACAAAAGGATACATTGCTTGCATTGTATCATATGGCATATGAGTAGATAAGAACGTCCAAGGTAACTTTATTTGCCTTTCAAACTCATCAGACAATTGCTGTCTAATATCATTATTATATTCTACATAAGGTGTAAGATCAAAAAAGGCATCATTCATTGTTATCTGCATATGCTAAACTTTAAACCTCAGCAGCAGACACTACTTCCATCTTTGTCCGTCTGACGTTTTCTTCGCCAGTGGGCATGCCCCCTGCATAATCAGTAGCAGAAGAGTTATAATCTGCTTCTGAATTAAACGTCGCTGTAATATATACCAATCCACTTTCAAGAGACCATACTGAATCCCCAGTTTTATAACTTGCAGTTGTATCTGTCACTGCAGTAGGGAAATCAATAGTCATGCATTCTGTTTCAGTTTTGAATTCATCCACAGATGCCCAGTCGTCTTTACCCTCATGCATAAATGATATCATTTTCCATTTAACTCTATATGCCATCTTCGTCTCCGTTTGTTTCCTCTACTATTTCAAATCTATATGATCTTACTCGATCAGTATCTTTCTGATGGAAAGCATCTATTGATTCTTCCCACTTTTTATTTGTCTCATAAACACATTCCATATAAACTGAACCATCTTCAACAGACCAGGTCCCTCCAAGAGGGACCAGTTCAGCGTCTTTAAAGAATTCCTTAACCGTTCGCCAATCTACTTTAAATGGCTGCTTATTAGAAACTGCTTTGTATTTAACTTTAATCAATATCAGCTGCGATAAGTCGCAACAGCTTCGTCCCACTGATCAGCATTACCTGCTTCATGAGACAGAATATACGCCAAACGAACAGCGTCACGATTAGCGACAGCATGCTCATACCCATCATCAGCCTCAATTAATCTTTCAGCTTGGCCAAGGAATTCATCACGCACAACCGAATGCATTGCTTCTACTGGAATACTCATATTTAATCTCCTAGTTAGTATTAATTATTTCTGTGTATAGTTATTTATAAGATAGAAATGCTATGATTTTTACTTCAGTTTATAGTTTAAAAATCCTTGGCCCATGGTAACATCACTAGCAGCACCCTTACCATGCTTCAACTCAAATTTAGATTGAGTACTCTTGGTTACCTTCATATATACTGTGCCTTTTAAAAATTTAGCCAAGTCTAAATTAACTTGGTAGAAATCTTTACCAGCAATAACCTCTTGGACTCTATCCACCGCTTTTTGATCGGACATGAGTTTATTTGCTATCTCTCTACCTAAGAATGCCGTCACTGAAGAAGGTAAATTATCTTTTATATTTGCTTCCGTTGGAGAGGATACTTCTAAACCTGGTCTACCGAAAGTTCTTACCAGTTCAATTACCCCTTTTGTTTCTTTACTAAATTTTGAAGGGGCTAGGCCAACTTTAATTTCATCGTATACTTTAAGCATTTCTTCAGTCGAAAGTTTAGTTCCTAAAATATCATTGATAAACAAATAGCCAAACTTAGGACCGGTTGCTTTAGGATTTTGCTTTTTTTTGATACACATTTCGGTGAAGTACGTTTTAGGGGATCGTTTTGCTTCGACATCTACTATATGGGGAGTCATAACATTAGCTTGAAACGAAGGCATAGCTCCAGCAGCAGATTTAGATGATATTGCATATTGGCAGCCACCTTTACCTATAAGTACTGAATCAACACCTTGAAACGATGAAGATAAAGGAACACAGAACAGGGCGCCAGGTCCCATATCATCTGCCCATGGAGACTGTGAGAATACCTTTTTATTCTTAGATAGTGCAGCAATACCAAATATTAACTCACCAATATATTTTGCTATTTGTTTTTGTTCGTTTAAAGCAACATCACCACAGTCTATATCTATCAAGTTACCTTTGAAATAATCATCCATACATTGAACAATCTGAGGGGAAACTTTTGGATTGGCTCTCAACACTTTCATAATGGAATTAATTAAATCTTGAGCGCTCGTGAATACCTTACATTCAATACCTTCCTGATTATAGATATCCTTATTCATTTTAGTACCACCCTTCGCAACTAGATTGGTTGCTAGTATGTTTAGTGTTTCTCCTCCTGAACCCCAACTGTATGGCGCGCCCGAACTGCCAGCAGCGTTTTCAATTTTTGATGGCGTGATTTTAGCGTTTTTCGAAAGGTCCGTCACCTTTTTAAAGTCATATCCAATGAAGAATCTTACATCATTGCCGGCTTTCAAGGTGGCAATATATGCGCCCATCGTTTTCGATTTAAGAAAATTTTCCTTCTTGGTTTTTCTAAATTCACCAACAATGCCTTCTTTATATTGAAGATACTCATCACTCTTAATATGACGTATATCTGTAATCATGTATTTTTTATTGCCCTTGTTGACAATGTCCTTCCCCAAGCCTCGCGAACCAAATACTCCTCCTCCCTCTCCGGCCATATCTTTATATCCTCTTCCTATGAGAATTCATATTCTGTATTTCCTACAATATGAATTCTATCTGTTTTACTGCCGTTGAAGAACGAATGCTTCATAGTAGTATTTACCAAATACACATACCCAAGTTCAAGTCTATGCAACCCCTCTTTAAATGCAAACCAGTTACCTAGATCACTAACAACAGGGATGTGTATTCGGAAGGTATCATCATTGTGCCATTGGTAACACGTACCACTACTTCTTGTCAACAACCTTGATCTATAACAACCATACTTCTCTAGCACACCCTTGATCAACGTATTTTCGTACTCATCATTATATAATGTGTAATCTTCTTGATATGAAGTACCTCTAGTAAATAATTCCTTATGCCATCCACAACCACCTAGATGACGATCTTCATCTTCCTTGTCTCTATAGTTGATAGAAGTTTGACCATTTTCCCACGGAACCCTAGCTGCAATTTCTGTGTATTCACGAAGGATCCTATTAGCGTCAATTCTTTCTAATACCTGAACTACTTCCACGGTAGCTTCTCTTCCATAGCATATTGAGCACTCTCAATCCATTCCTTATCATCATCACCTACAATTCGCCACATTTTGGAAATCCATGCTATCTGCTCTTCAATTATAGGAATACATTCTGGATCTAAATGCTCTTGTCTAATAAACGCATTTTCTATTGCATTCATTCTATCAAATATAACAGTCCTTAATGATACTTTTTTTTCTGCCATTACAGAAACTCCATATTAAAACAATGTGTGTCAACTTCTTGAGTAGCTAATCTTACAGCGTTATTCTTAGAGTATTTAGAATCACCCGTTGACTTATATGTCATTAAGAAGAATTGGACATATTGCTCCATACATTTGTGTTTTTTTGTATAGGCCATACCATCCAAAAAATCTTGAGAATCCTTATATAAATCCATGTCTCACATCTTCTCTTATTATAAATACTTTCGAAAGTTTAATTAACCCCTAACAGAGAATGTCCCGAATGCAATCTTCCCTACATTCTATCAGCTTAAAAAACAAAAGGCCCGATGCATCTTGATTTTGCACCGGGCCTTCTTAATTCTATCAATGATGGATCGGCTGAACCCCACAGATCTACAGATACCCCGATCATTTCCTGTTGCCCATAAACCGGACACTTGCCACTAAACCTGACGCCCCCACGCCGAGTTTGACATGCATTGACAGAACTATTTATATTACTCTGAATCGCAGAGATTATATTCCTGTACAAAAAAATTAGGTGTATGCCCATTAAATCCACCTCCGTTTTCTAGTTTAAATTTCAGATCCATAACTGTTTGTTTATTACGAGATCGGAATACAATTTGATTAGTAGGATTCTCATGAATCTGCCACACATCAAGTTCTCTACTAACTTTATATTTTCTACTCATTGTAAATAAATTCCTTAAAAACATCTTTCATCCTATTATTAACTTCAGTTTGTTCGAACACCGGTGCATCGATTATATCATCTTGAGCTGATTGTTCAACATTATATAAAGTCATTTTTGCTCTATCTACCCCTACAACAAATCTTTTATGCAGAGATGGATCACTATATCTGTTCTTCAACTGTTTAATTAATATTTGATTCAATTCCTCTATTTCTTCGGTGCTAATAATTGCAAACATGAAATCAGCAGTGGCTGGAAGACCGAAGCTCTCAGAGGTGTCTTCAAGGCCCAAGTCACTAGACGTGAAACCCGATCGTGTTGTTTGTGTTGCAGAGACGACTGGCAAGTTAAATTCCACAGCGAGGCCTCGTAACTCTTCTGCAATTGCTTTAACGTACGTATACGAATTGACTCCTGCTCCATATTTAATCCTCGCGCTCATGCAAATATTCAGGTAATCGATGTAAATAATGTCGGGAATAAAATTCTTCTTTACCTTCAATTCTTGTAAAAGAAACCTAAAGTGATTAGCTCCTGCTCCAGTAGTAGGATATTCTTTAATAACAATCTTGCCTTTATAATTTTCCCTTAGTCTGGCAATCTTCTTATCATAGATCTCTTTTTCATATCCCCTTACTTCATCAATAGTAACACCCATTAGATTTGCATCAATTCTTTCTGCAATCCTCTCTTCTGCCATTTCTAGAGTGATATAAAGTACGTTCTTATTATCTCGTAAATTACCAGCAGCACAATGGCACATAAACATGCTCTTGCCCACACCGGTTCCAGCCAAAATAATATTGAGTGTCTTTTTTGATAGACCACCATTACTTACCTCATTTAGTAAATCAATATCAAATGGAATTTTAATCTCAGTCTGGTGATAATACTCCCACCTATCTTCTGCATCATCTAAAAAGTCATGGCCGATATGTGGATCGAAGCTAATAGAAAGAGCATCAGATAAAATAGAGGGAAGTGCTCCCCTTCCCTTGTCACTCTTACCATCAATAACTGAAATCGATTCCATAATCGCATTGTATACTGCTTTCTCTTGACAGAATTTCTCAGTTTCATCTGTTAACCATTCAATCGCAGTATCAGATGGAATTAATATATCAATCAACTCATCTGCTGTCTTGAATTGTTCTTCAGATAAGTTATCTGTATTGCCTAGATCTACAGAAAGAGCTTCTATTGAAGGTGGTGTATTGTATTTGTCAAAATAGTTTACTATTAATGCAAATACGGAACGATCTACAACATCATGAAAATATTCTGCTTTTAAATATGGAATTACTTTTCGTACATAATCTTCATTGTGAATCAGATTCGTTAGAATCGTCTGTTCCATCATCGACTAATTCTCCACCATAGCTAAACCTGTTGCTAACATATTGCTCAATTTTCTCCATAACTTCTGCAGTGAAATATTTCTGCGGATCTTTAAGGATTGCCTTAGGATATACCTTACCGTGTTCAGTCTCTACTCTGTTGGCAGCACTACTCCATGCACCAGCAGATAAAGCCATTTCGACTAATCCATAATAGCGATCAAGACCTGTATCATAATTTAACAGACACTCGACTTCCTTGTTCTCCTTACTAAGGCGAGACTTGAACATCTTGACCTTAATAATAGTTCCAATTACATCTTTACCATCTCGTTCTTTCTTCTTAGATAGATATGCAATTGTTGAAGCAGCATACTTCAATCCACTACCACCACCCATCTCTTTCATTGGGATATAACTTCCAATGACTTCATAGACATGGTTAGTAACAATCATAGGTACTTTAACCTTAGCTAACTTTAAAGTCAACACTCTAAATGTACCTCTGATCAACTGAGCCTTGGTCATATCTCTGGTATCATTACCAGCAAGAGTATCAGCAAGTTCTTTCTCAGATGAAAGGATACCAAGAGAATCCAACACCATCATCATGGGTGGACGTTTAGCTTCAGATGTTTTTTCATACTCTTCAATCACTTTAAGAGCATGAGTTCGAAATCGTTGAATAGACTGAGGCTCAGCTAAAATCACTCTTCGAGTATCAATACCTCGAGACTCCATCATCTCTTTGGTAATAGCTGCTTCAGTATCGTAATAGATAACTCCACCAGTAGGTTGATCAATTAGAAATTGTTTGATAACACCAAGAGCAAAGAACGTCTTCCCTGTTGTAGTTTCACCAGCAAAAGCTGTGATCTTATTATTTGGAATACCTCCATAAAGACTGCCCGACATAACAGCATTTAGAATGTAAGACCCAGTATCGATTGTTCCAGTATATTCAGCAGACCCTACTCCATCAGCCGCAATGCTTGTATCTTCATCTTTAATATCTTCTGCTAGATTCCGAAAGAAATCACTCATCCTCTATATACCTCATTAATTTTATCACTAAATTCCTCAACCTTCTCTAATCGATTGGGCCAATAAATATATTCCTTTTCAGGATTCTTTTGTAAATTATTCAACAATGGTTGAATCATCTTATATAGTGTATCACATTTATCTTGTATGGTCAACGTTTCTTTTGAAGCTAAAACCACTGCTTCTTTAGTTGATTGAACAACCTCTAATTCTTCAGCATTTACTGCGGTAAATCCAAAATCAAAATCTACGTCAGGCTTTACTGCCATTAGAAAAACTCCTCTAGTGTTGCTTGTCCTCGTTCTAACTTCCACTCTATAGCATTAGCTATAGTTCTCATTGGTTCCATGAAACTTTTTTCGAATTGTTTGTTATAGTCTATATACGATTCAATATTGAACTGCTTTGGAAGACTGTTTACTACAGCTATAACATTCTCTCTAGTAGGATTAGGCAACCTAAGATAACAGAACTTAATTTTATCACCGTCATATATGTTGTTGTATACATTCTCCAGACCATGCTGCTTCAGCATGTTGTTGTATACAAGGGCACCACGAACATGGATTGGTGTTCCTTTATTATAGAGAGTTACATTATTTCTATACTTATTTAGGCCGCGTACACCTCTAGGGAATGCAACATCCTCGAGAGGTAGACTGTTAAAGTGATTCTTAAACGTATCGACATATTCCATCAACGCGTCTTCATCTTTCTCCATGATTAGCTTAATAGCAGCTTTCATATTATCTCTGCAAATTCTAGGAACAGATGATCTCTGAGTTTCTATACCCATGATTTTCAAAAATGGCTTAGCATATCTCACACCTTCCATGTCATGGACATGTAACACATACCGTTTCTTAGCAGTCCAAAAACCCTTGTCAGCCAAGGCTTCTCGTTTCATTACCATCCTTTGTTCGTATGCATTAACATACGCAGCAAGCTTCGTATAACTTTTATCAATATAGGGTTCGAATATTTTTCTAGCTGCCAAGTCCATCCAGTCGATGATATCATTTGATGACGGTGTCTTACCTTCAAAAGTTTGATGAACCAACTCGTCAAGCGTAATATACATAGAGTCTGTATCACATGCAATAACATAATCCTTATTTTCTGTACTTAAAGTCTTATTCATATACTCGTTAATATGTTTCTCCATCCAACGAATAGCTAACTGACCTGATAGAGTAATTGATTCAGCATATTTAATATCAAACCATCTAAAGTATGCATTACCGAACGCACCATAAGCACTATTCAGTTGAATTTTTTTAGCCATCTGCATGTTATCTAGTTTTGAAATTTCACTAGATAAATCTTCTCCAGTATCTTCTTGCTTTTGTTTAACAGCTAACATTTGATCTTTAAACTCAGATCTTTGTTGATACATCCTATCCATTAATATAGACATAAAACTTCTATAGTCTCTGGTGTAGCAAGCACCAGATCCAGCTACTGTTAGATTATGATCATTAATATGATTCCTGAATTCAGGTTGATTTAGTTTACCATCAATAATTTCTTGAACACCTAATCTCGTAGGTAGATGACTATGATACGTATCCGGGCCAATATTATATTGCATAATCAAATGAGGATACAAACTGTTCAAGTCAAATGATACAACCCACTTATGCATTCCTACTTGGGGATCTTTAACATATGCGCCTTCAACCAGGCGCTCTTTATCTTGGTAATTATAACTAGGTACAACAATATTTTTGGCTAACAAATAATTGTGGATAATAATATCCCACATACGAACTGATGTAAGAGCATCAATCAAATTAACCTTAGCATCATAAGCAATTGCAAACCCAAGTTCAATTAATCCAAGTTTCTTTTCTAACTTATCAACAAGGTCAACATCTTTAATATTATACTCCATAAACCTTTGATAGTCATTCTTATACAATGAGAACAAACCATCATATTCACTATAATCTAATTTCTTCTCACCAAGCTCTACTGAACTTATATTATCTAGTGAATAACTTTCTTGTTGAGTGTATGTAAACTTCTTGTACAACGACAGATAATCATAAAGTGTAATACCAAGTATGTCTTGTCTTGTCTTTCCGTCGTTCGCAAATTTCCGTTCATCAATAATACCAAACGGACTTAGTTGCTTGGCTGCGTCAAAGTTAAGCACATTTGTAACTCGATTAAGAATATATGGAATATCAAATCCTTCAATATTCCAACCAGTACAAACATCAGGATCCCACTTTCTCCACACACGAATGAAATCTCTTAACAACTCCATTTCGTCTCTGGCTTTATAATATGTTACTCGAGGATTGGTATTGATGAATTCACCACATCCAAAACAAGCTATGTCTTCGCCCATCTTCATTGTGATTGCTGTAATTGGTTTAGATGCCGCTTCTATATCAGGAAACCCTTGATCAGCAGCAACTTCGATATCGAGGTTAACAACTCTAATTAATGAAGAATCATATTCACATGACTCACCAGAATACTCATCATTGAGAAACAAATATGGGTGATTGGTTATCCCATATATATCAAAATTATCGATATCTTTATATTTTCTTGTGAAATCTCTCTGGTCTCCAATCGAGTCGAAATCGATTCTTTCTACAGGTTGACCTTTGATGTTCTTGTACTTAGTATCACTTGCCTTACGACTATCTACAAATAGGTAAGGTTTATACGGCACCCTCTCTCGGAACCGTCGGCCATCTTCGTATCCTTGATGTAGGATATTGTTCATGAATAGCATAGCCGTAGTATAAAACTTCATGGATTTCCCTACAATGATCCGGAACCAGGTTGATCTGTCATAGTTTTTATTATACTACAACAGATCAACTCAGTCAACAGTTATTTTATAGGTTGGGCGGGACCTTTAAGTCACGGCGCGCATTCGATCAACAAGGCGGCCTGCTCGATTCGGTACTTGCACATACCATTTACTATCGACCATTTGGTTAGCTGCTTCATCCCAATCTTTCAAATTAATCGCCGCAATCATTTTCTTGAATCTACCAAGGCGGCCCGGGCCCATATTAAAGCACATATTACAAAGAATCAATTGAACTTCTTCTGGCATTTGCCACAAATCATCATTCTCATCACCCGGAGGAAATATTTTATCAAGCTGTTTAATTGCAATTTGAACATCTTCTTCAAAGGCATCAAAAACTCTATCAGGATGTACTGGTGTATCTACTTCCCATCCGTGTTCAGGATCTGATTTCTTGACTAGGTGACCAATTCCTAGTGTAGGATAACCTAGATGATCCAAATAGATTGCATCTACTCGGCCTTCATCTCTTTCCAATTCCATTCTTAGTTGTTCAACGTCAGGCATCAATAATTCCTATCCATAATCGTGTGTTACGTCTATTTAGTATACAGGGTTGTCAGTCTCATTTAGTAAGGTTTTTACAGGCTTCGTTGTTTTCTCACCTAACTTGATTTTCTTGGGCTTCAGTATATCCGGAACAATACGTTCCAAATTAATCACAAGAACTCCATCTACAATATCACCATCTACAACTTCGACGTGGTCCGCCAAGGTGAAGTGCCTTTCGAACGTACGGCTTGCAAGGCCTTGGTGTACATATGCCCTTTTAACAGTTTCTTCTTCCTTGGCACCCTTAACCGAAAGAATGTTTTCTTTAATTTCAACATCGAGATTTTCCCTTGAAAAGCCGGCTACAGCCAATTCAATAGTAAACGTATCATCACTTGTTTTGACGATATTATAAGGTGGGTATTTTCCTCCACTGCGATTGCCGGGCGTGTCCATATTGTGCCGGACGGTTTCTAATTGATCGAAGATACGATCAAAGCCGACGGTATGTTGGAAAAAGGGAGAATCTTCGAAGGGGAATGCTTTTAAAAATGTCATTTCTGAACTCCTTTGTTAAGCAAGTTTCTATGTTGTGTGACCCATTGTGGCATCACTATTATAATATAGTATATATACGTACCAAAGTCAACGCATAAAATTTAAAATATTAACGTTTTCTTCCAATGTTGTATTTAGCAATCAATTGCCATTGATCTTTGTCTTTATATGGAATAATTTTTGTTTGACTTAATGGAGTAATAGGGCTTGCTGACTTCTCTGGCTCTTTAAGTGTTACTAATCCCCACTCGTTTAATAGATTGGAAATAGTGTTTCTTCTACCCAAATCTTCTTCAGAAAAATTAGTAGGCTTTCCATCTAAGGCGAACAGTTCCTTAAAATGTACAATATAGTATTTCTGTTGCTTGTGGAGAATATGGCAACTCTGATATAGAGCTCTATTCTTTCTTGACGCTACCCCTATTCGAGTAAGGGTCTCTTTTACTTTTAAGAAATCTTCATCATGATGAAGAAACACTTCAACCATAGAATCAATTGACCCGATCGGGTACCCGGCGTTCATCATCTTTTCCCCTTGTAATTATTATTCTTATTTTTTCAATCACTTCAGAGGATAAAATTTTGAGTGCTTGCTCTGCTTTTTTATTTGAATAATCATAATACATTTTTATGACTTCTAAATCATCTTTATCCTCAGACTTCACCCACTTTGCAAAACGCTTCTTGGGTCTTACAGTATTTAGTAAATATTCATATTGCAGGAGGGGATCTAGGTGATGATGATGGTTCATATCATTACTAAAAAACAACGTATCCGGGAAATACGATAAGGATTTATTAGTTATGTATGGAATATAGCCACTTTCTGCTAGTTTATCATTGTCGCTATCGCGCATCAAGTTCTTCTTTTTGAAGTTGATGTCGTTTACATAATCAAAAGGCTTCATCAGTCTTCTATCTCTGACCAATCAGAGGGTGCTGAATAATGTTTATATACTAATACGACTGCATCTAAATATCTCAAATTATACTCTAAGTCCTCCTTTTCATGTTCTTTTAGATTACTAATTTTCTTTTGAATTTCAATTTCCTGTTTAATATAATTATGTTGTTCACGCATTACAGCCACGACAATACGATCAGCTGTTTCATTATCTATTTCTATATTTTTAAGTGTAATATCCATTTATTCCATTCCTTGCGATAAACATTTGTCTAATTTTTCTTCGATCTTATAAGACATAGCATCGTGCCCTTTTGATCCGTGATGCATTAAATCTCTACCAAAATCCCACTCTGGTACAAAACATCCTGGATCATGTAGACTCGTTCTCGTCTTCTTCACTATCTCAGCCATCTCTTGAATATTCAACCACAACAACGTCGCGTCGTTTTCTTGACATGTCCATCTAATTGCATCATGATGTTTCATGTAACGTAGAATAGAAGCTTCTGGGGAATACAACGACATTCTAGTAAACGCATCTGGATCACTGTTTCCATCTGTCATACTAATCTGCATATGACCAATGGCCATGGACATAAATTGAGAATACCAATGACTCTGATTTGGATCAAATATTTCTGATCTACCACTTGCCCATGGAAAGGTACATACTACAATCTCGGGCTTTACTATACCGATATAACTTTTGAGAATTCTGTAATAAGTTTCTACTCCCTGGCCAGGTAGACCCATGTTCATATATCTTTTATCAGGAAATTTTCGTTGATGTAATTTCCATGACCAAGTATCTTCTAAAGGAACACCAATCCCGAAAGTAATACTACAACCAAGATACAAAACACCACCCTGATTCGAAAGGAAACTAGATGTGTCGGATCCTCCATCATGTCTAAAACCATCCTCGTTAATATGATATAGAAATTCATTATCAATCCACCCATTTTTCTCAAGAAGTTCTCGTTTTTCCGGATCTGCTAGGTGTTTTACATACTTATTATGATCATCAGGTTGCAACCAGTTAAGCGATTGTTCTCGTTCTCTTGCATGAGGTGATTCTATATTTGCAGGAAAGGTGTTGTTGTATGAAAACGTCCAATTAGGATTATTTTTAGGTTCATGTATTAATGGATCTCTATCAATAACTTTAGATAAGCCATTGTATTCATTCCTATGCGTTTTACCAGTAGGGCCAGACCAAGGTCTATGTTTTGTTCCCGTCCTCCAAGATTCCACCTTTTCCTGAAGAACACTCCTCAATGTTTCGAACATTATTATCTGACCCCATATTTGCTAAACAATTTCCACATACATTCATTTCCCACGTCTCACCTTGGAGAACAATACCCACTCCTTTAGCCTCATCAATACATCCTTCACAGATATCACAAATCATTTCGGATTTGTATTCTCCTTCTATTTCCATTC